TTCTATATGTAAAAATGGAATCGAATACACAGGAACCGCATCATCCACTGAAACAATTTCTTCCATCGTTTCTTTGGGAAAAATCTCATCATCGTCAATTTTCAAAATCCAGTCAGTAAAAGTATTTGCCCTCATCTCATTTAACAATGAGGTAAGGGAAAAATCTTTAATGCTATTTGTCCATGTCTCTCCTTGGTGTTGCACATCCTGTACTCGGTAGCGAAGCTTTGGAAACTCTGCGTGAAGTTTTTTTAGAATCTCAACCGTGCAATCAGTAGAACCAGTGTCAATCACATACACATCTTCCGTATAAGGAAGCACGGCACGAAGCGCTTTTTCAATAAAATCGCTTCCATTCCATGTGAGCATGTTTACGCCAAGTTTCATGAATTGATTCCTACGCGCGAGCCGTTGGTAAAAATCTTCTCAATGGGCACATCTTGTTTGTGATTATATCCTTGTTTGAAGCCAATGTCTTGTGCTAGTGGCGCGGTATCAGGAGACGCCACTATATACCCTAAATCTTGAAAAGCATTGTTCCAATGAGAACCAGCAATCCGATGTCGCCTAAACCAACCGATTTCCTCAAAGTCCTTCCGACGTACCATAAACGAATTTGAGCCAGCACGCATGTTGAGAAACCAATTCTTACTCTTTGTCTCAATCTCTCCTTTCCAATACTGCGGCTGACGATGAATTCTGTCTACTGATAATGGAGTCGCAAGATATTTTTTAAGCGGGTATTCAGTAAGTACTTCAAGACATGCTTCAACCCACCCTTGTTGGTACTCAATATCGTTATCAGAAATAACTAAGTTCTCTCCTGAAGAGAGAAGAATAGCTTGATTGCGCGCATGACCAAAGTGCATATTGCGCGCGTTGCGCAAATAAAACTCAATCTTTTTGTCTTGCGCGAGCGAGAGCAAGTACATCGAATCGTCCCAATTCTCCCCATTGTCCACCACTAAAATCTCACAGGGAGCGCTTAAAGTCGTCGCAATGAGCGACTGCATGCAACGCCGGAGCGTCTCACTTCGGAAGGCGTTTTGCGCCCAATGTGTGACAATTATCGAGATGCTTCCTTGAATGATTGGCATATTTTTTCTTGTGTTTCTACCCAGACCTTTTTGTCATACTTGTTCTCAACGCCGAGCCATTGATTAACCGAAGCGTAGAGACCGGCTTTCTCAAACTCTTGGTACGCGGGAAACCGCTTCAGCAAAACCTTTCGCAAAATCTTCTTCGTGGTCAATCCGTCAATCTTTTCTTCAGGCGGAAGTGAAAACGCAAAATCAATAATTCGCCCATCAAGAAACGGACATCGGTTCTCAATGCCCCACGCGCTCGCCATGCGATCTCCCATGCGCAAGAGTTCCTGCATGTTGCCGTAGAACTCTTTGACACCCGCGTCATTCACATTTTGCGCCGGTTGGAACATTGTCTGATACGAAGGAAATCTCTTCTGCGCTTCTGCGTTGAAATGCGGTTGCACATAACGCACATACCCACCGAACAACTCATCAGCGCCTTCTCCGGAAATCACTACCTTTACGGACTGGGATGCTTCGCGCGCCAAGCGCCATAGCGCATACGCCGAAAAACTCTTCACGGGGTAATCAAGGTGCCAAACAATCTTGCGAAGATTTTTTTTGAAGTCCTCTTTATAAAGGGAAGAATCAACATACGAAAACAACTTACTAAAACGGTGAAAGGTAGCAAGCAAAGAAGAATCAATACCGCCAGAGTAATAGAGACCATACGGAACATCACTCCGCGTACGTAAACGAACCGAGTCTTCCAAAAGGAGTTCCAACTCTTGTTCGCGAGTAAGGTGCGAGCTAAATATGTAATTTCCAATTTTATGTTGCGCATGATTTTGAATTTCATTCTTTTTGAGATTAACAGTGAACGCAGAACCCGGTGGCATCTCTTCGCACTCCCAATTTAACGCCTTCGCTTCTGACGCAAAGTAAAACCCTTTTTTATCTTTTCGATAGTAGAGTGGCTTCTCTCCAGCAATGTCCCGCGCCAAAAAGAGTTTCTGCTCTTGTGGTTCGTACACACAGAAAGCATACATTCCGTTAAGATGTCGCAAACAGTACTCTCGATGATGTTGCCACATCCGCAAGAGAACTTCCGTGTCAGAATTCGTCACAAAGACATACCCTATCTTCTTTAAGTTCTCGCGCAGTTCTATAAAGTTATAAATCTCTCCGTTGAAAGTGAGAATCGTCTTGTCATCCACTAATGGGAAAAGATTCTTAGAAGTAAGGTCAATCACGGCAAGGCGACCCATGCCGATTGAATAACCGTCTCTCTCAACAACTTTCAAACCATCGGGACAGCGATGCCGCATGACCAGAAGCATACGTCTTACTTCCTCGCGGTTTGTTCCTCCGGCAATCGCGCACATTCTATTAGAAACCAATTACTGGTAAGATGTCTAAAAGATACAACAGATGTCTTAGACTTTGCAAGTCCCTCTGTCCACATATGTCCGTTAAATCCGTAAAGAAGCGTAGCCAAAATCCGTCCATTTTTTTTCAGAATACGTGATGCCTCCTTAATAAGGGGAAACCAGTCATCGTAATAATCAAGAACTCCGAATAAGACAGCGGTATCAAATGTTTCTTTTGGAAGACCGGTACATGAAATATCAGCCACAATATATTTTCCGTTTGGGAAGTTTTTCTGTGCTTCTTTTATAGCTTGAGATGAAAAATCAATCCCCGTCAGGTCGATATTCTTGTCTTTATACAAGAGGCATGTTCCACAAGCAAGGTCTACCACTTTTCCTTTTATAAAAGGTAAAACCGCCGACCACACATCAGCGTGGTGGCGGTTATACCGACCATAAGGTCTTGACCATACTCCGTTCCAATAAGCAGCCCCATACATACTATGGCATTGTTGTCGTTGAAGATGTGGAAGTTGAAGATGAAGTTGAAGTAGATGTTGAGGTGCTTGTGCTCGTTGTGGACGACGATGTGCTAGAAGAGGTCGTCGTCCACGTCAAACTGACATCAATAACTGTATCAAATTCAGCCATGTTGTTGGACGATTAGGCAAATTCAGTGACAACACATGCCACTGAACTGTCTGTTACGCCTGCTTTAGCTTGCATTCGACCAAAAATAGTCACATTGTCGCCCACAGGTTCCACCCATATCGCGCCTCCTGTGTAAACCGTTGCGTTTTTAAGGGAGTTCGCATTTGCCGTCGGTGTTGTAAAAGAGCCGTCGGTGTTGTCAGCGTTCGCGTATGAGACAGCAACTGCTTGCCCGCGCTTACCCTTGATTTGGATACGCACATGGCGTCGGCTCTCCATAGGAGAAGAACCGACTTGCAGGGCTGTCCATCTACCCGTCGTGACAATCACTCGCGCTTGTTCTACATGGCGCGCAATGGAGTCCGCATAGAATCCTGCCATTTGAGGTGGGCGCCGTAGCGCAATTACAGGTTATGCCGAGCGGCGGGGGCGCCAACTTCGGAGGAAGGAAACTCCACGCTGGCGCACCCAACGCCGGGCATAACCCGGCTTTCCTTACTTTTCCACAGGAGAAGACCCCGCCTTTTGCTTTTTCGCAACGTACTCGTCATATTCGCTGATATTGCCTATAAATCCCTTGAAGGGATATGCGTTTATGACTTGTTCAACATGCGTTTTATCGCCGAGAATGTCATAAAGCACTATACGCCTTCGCGGGTTGTCATAGACTATCATCTGCGCAACTTTCGGGTCGAACGGCATGCGTTCGCCCTTCGCGCTGTCGCGTTTCTTTTTGTAAGCAACTATCTCTTCTCCAAGAATCTTGTCGGAGAGATGTTTTGCCATATGAATCGCTAAGTGCTGGGCAAATTCTTTGGACGCACCCGCCGAAAGCTGATACGGTTCGCCGTTGTAACGCACAAGGAAGTTTTCTTCCGTTGGATTAGTAACAGAAATGTTATCAAGCTCTGCCATGGTAATAGAAAGCCAAGAGTATCGCTCCGGGCTTGATTAAGCTGTTAAAACTTTCAAAGAACTAGGAAATCCTAGTCGTAGGAATTCCTAAGAGAGACATAGGAAGACGCTGCCGTATTCCGTTGTTGCAACGCCAGTGATGGCAAAGCCAACCGGAATCTGCGCTTCTGTTGAAGCGTTAGCTGCGTTTTCAACCGCGCCGGCAGTGCCGTTTGAAGCAACCACAAGGTTGCCTACGGTCAAAGCGCCCTGCGCCAAGACCGTCGAGGAACCGCCAACTTGAATCCATCCGTATTGAGTCGCCGTGATTGCAGTTATCGCAACACCAACAGTCGTACCCGTCGGAGTTGTCGGATTTTGAATCACGCTGTCAAACGGATTTCGTACCAAGTCCACGCGCGACGTACCCGTGTTCGTCGCAACGCGAATACTCTCTTCGAGAGTAAGCGTCAAGGTCGCCGAAGCGCTTGCCGCCGGGTGGCTCTTGATTTCATAACGATACCCCACGCCTGCGCCGGTGGTAATCGTCACATAGCCGCCCGCATACTGGTTCGCTGTTGCTGCCGTCGCTCCCAGTGTTACGCCGATAGAGGTATCACCCACTATCGTTGCCGCCGTCGGCGTAAGATTCTGGTGGTTCGTCACTTCAGCCGGTGATTGTATAAGCTCACCAATCCCTAGAGCTGAAGCTCCCGCACGCACATAACGGAAACGCCGACCGTCGGGAGTAATCGCAAGCTCACCCAACGCATGAGATGGGTTCGCCTCATCTGCCGTAAATGCGGAAGCAAATCCGGCAGGAGAAGAAGTGAATTTAGCCATACAAATTATCCTTTAGGTTAGCTGGTAATTCCCGTTCGGCGGGAGTGTTTGCGCGGCTGTGTTCCGACCAACTGCCCGTACCACAGGAGTTGTGACACAATCACATCCTGATTGGTGGGTTGTTTCCAGCCGTTCCACGAGAATCCTTCCCGTTTTGACTTCACAAAGAAGTCGGACGGTTCCATCTCGAAGAGGTTCAAATAATTCTCATTGAGCATGTACAGGTTGTTCGCAGTGCACTTGTCATCCGTGATAATCGGCATGCCACGGAACATCAAACCTGTAAAGCCCGCATTAGCATTGACGCCGGCATTTTCAATGCCTGCTGCCGTCAAAGTAAAGCGCTGTGAATTCTGCACAATAGTGTAGCGGGAATTCGCCACCAACAGCCCTTCATAAATCGTGAATACCGCTGGTGTGGTGAGACCGAGCGTCGGCTGGTCGCTGCCAACCTGCGCCGCGTCAAAGTCGGCGGCAAGGTCATCGAGACCGAGCGCGCCCGATTGAGCGGTTAGCGTTGAGCGAAGCCGAGTATATGTGTTGCGGGAAAGTCCTTGATAAGTAACCACGTTTGTTGCATCGTCCACATGGGCGACCAAGCCCGTGATTGCCTTGTTTGAATTTCCCGTCCCATCTCCGTACAAGTCCGTGCCCATTGTATCCGCAAGGGCGCGAGACACCGATTCGAATTCGGCAGACATGAGATTGACTATGCCTTCTTCGCCGCGGTTTGCCGCTGCTTGAATACCGGTGATGGTGAGGTTCGCGTAGTACTGCGCCGGACTGATGACAAAGTTCTGCCGTACATCTTCCTGCGTGGTGCCGAACGTATCCGCTCCGCTGTATGAGCCGAGCTGGGTGCGTCCTGCAACTTCAGTAGGGATGTTCAGCCGATATCCTGTACTCCAGACCTTGCGCTTCCCGCGAAGACGCATAAAAAGAGCGTTGCCCGTGTAGAAGTTTTCTACTACTTGGGGAAGCATCTTTTCCTGCGTAATTGAGGTAACTATGTTACCCAAAGGAATCGCCATTTAATAATCCTTCTGCTAAATAACTATTAAGACCGCTTTGACTTACGGAGCATTTCCAGAGATTCTCTGGCAACGTCCGTCCACGTTTTCGGCTTTTTATTCTTTTCGTCTTTTTCCTCTGTTTCAACCGTTTCGCCGCCCCGTTTTGGTTGCGGAAGTCGTGGCTTTGACTTACCGCCCTTCTGCGTATCCTTAAAAATCTTATACGCGGTTCCGGGTTCCACCTCGTATTTTTCGCAGATTTTGAGGAGTTCTTCTTCAGAAACATCGTCGTGCTCTTCTAACACGAAAGCAAGTGAATCTTCGAATTCGTCAGTAGCTTTCTCCAGTTTCGCTTCTTCCGTCGCTTTTACTTCCGCCATTGCTTCTCTCGCAAGTTGCTTCACGAGGTCGCGCGCCGATTTCTCTTTCCGTGCTTCGGGAGAATCTTCTCCCTTATCGGATTGTTTAAGAGCTGTCGTCGCATCGTCGAGCTTTTTCAAAGCATCCTTTAATTTTCCCTCCAGTTTGGATGCTTTTTCGCGCCAATGTTTCTTCTGATTGAGGAGCGTCGTTTTTTCCTTGTCCGCCGACTCCTCGTATTCCTCTTTTTCGTCCCCTTCTGGGAACATTTTATCTTCCTTAAATAGCGGGTCGTCCGCTTCTTCGTTTTCAGCGATGTCGCTCGCTTCGGTTTCGTCGCCCGTCTTTTCAACGGGAGCGTTTTTTTCTTCTGCCATAAAATTTCTTTTTAACGTCTTTAGTGACAAGTTATTATTATAATAACACAACTTCTATTATTCACCAACTACTTACCGCGTCGCGCTTTAGAGAGTGCAATAGCTATCTTCTGCTTGCGAGCGCGCACAGCGCCAAACTTTTGCCGCGTCTTGCTGACAATGGATGGTTCGTTCTCCGACACTTCATGGAAAGCGCGTTCTGTCGCTTCCTTAGGCGGCATGCCTTTTGGCGACATATTCTTGCCCGTTTTTCCCATCATCTTGCGAGCCATCTTCTTCATGCGCTCGCGCGAGGTATATCCTACGAATTCAGGCATTACATTTTGGGCGGATTCGGCAGCGGCGCCGCTGTACCGGCGGTCGCCGCCTTTGCCCGCTCCATTGAATTATTAGGGGTTTCTAAAGCTCGACCTTTTTCCGTTTCCGCGCTGGGTTTTCCCGGCGCCGTTGTTTCCTTTCCCATCATACCACCACCAAGTCCAGCCTGCGCCAACGCAGCTTGTTCGGAGGCGCGTACTTGCGCCTCAAGAAGAAGTTGCCCTTGTCGCCACGCAGCTAGTTTCTGCGCTGATTCTCGCGGATTTGGGAAGTCAAGTAATTGATAGAGCGTCTCTGGGTCAATAGCTTGCAGTTGCCAGAGTTGAATGGCTTGGGTCTCACGTTGAGTTGGGTCGATAGTTGGTCGGCGTCCCGACTTCACGTTAATCGCCATACCGGGGTCGATGTCTGTGCGGATGATACGCACCAATTCCACTGCGCCGTCTTTACCAAGAATCTTTACAACATGTTCGACATCATAAAAGAGGCGCATGAGTTGCACTAGACCATCAGCAAGTCGCGCATAACCACGATTAACTACGCGAGTTAGAAGTTCAATGCGTCCCAGATTCTGCTCGCGGTTGAGCATCTGTCCGCCGAGCGTGCGCTCATTCGATTGACCGCGAATGGAAGCATGCGTACCGAACACATTGTCAAAAGCAATGAGAGAATCCGCCAAGTTGGAAAAGTGTCCTGCGGGAAGCGGCACACCCGGTTCGCGCTTCACCTTGTTTTCGGAAGCGGCGCCTTTACCGACAATTTGAATGCCCGGCGCGTTGGTAATCTGGTCAAGTTGCTCCTTGTCCATCACATCGGAGTCGATAACCCATTGCCCGTTGCCGAGCTTTACAAGGTTATCAATAATCTTGCGTTTCTGGGTATTGATTGCGTCTTGCAAGGGTTTCGCTGCCTCGAACAGGGATATGTCACCCACCGGGGACTCGCCTACCTGAAAGGCGGTGAAGAATACATAGGGGTCTCGCGCTGAATCAAGAAAGTTAAAAAAGCGCAGTTCTTTCGTGTCTTCATCTTGTTCCCCTTCAAAGTCGAAATACGGATTCACTTTGCGGTCAATTATTTTTCCACCGTGTTTCCAACAGACATATTCTTTCGTCCACACTTCGAGCACTTGGTAGATTTTCTCGTTTGGCGCAGACACATTCAGGTCAGTCGGATTCACCGTTCGCCCCGCTTTCAAGTCCTCGTCTTTGAGAGAGGGGAAAGCATCCTTGATTTCACTCTTGGTGTATTCTTGAATCTCAATTTTGTATGGCAAGTCATGCGGGTCAAGACGCAATTTTGGAATGAGAATAAAACGCGGATCGATTGACTTGACATCAATGTCGTCCGTATCTGTATTCCAAAACCACTTCATCACGCCGAAACGCTTCAAGATAACGTCGCGCACCACTCCCTCGGTCTTACCCTGAATCTCAAGGTCTTCAAATTTTTGCTGAAGAACTTTGCCGACGAGATGCGCTTTCTTCAAAGATACTTCCGAGTTCTCCGCAGGAAGCGCAACGAAAGTATGTGCCGTGCCAGTCACAATCGGTACCACTGTCTCCGTAGCTTCAAATACGCGGTTGTATACCAAATCGGAGGAGAACGGCTTAATACTTTCCTTATCGGTTTGATTGCCTTTGTAATACTCAATGGCTTGACGCTGCTTTACCAACAGTTCTTCATGAAAGGGAGTTGATTCTTTCACCCACGAATCAACTAACCGGACGATTGTATCGTCGGTAGTTTTTTCCGTAATGAGATAGGTATCTGATTCTGGCATGAGAATGTCCTTCGCACATTATTTTATAAAGTTGTCCATTTTGGCGCAAGTTCTTCGCGGAAAAATTTCGACGGCAAATACTTTCCGTCAATAATTTCGAGAGTCGGAGTCAATGATTCGCTTACAGGCAAAGTAGCGCGTTCAGGAGCGTTTGTAAAGCCAGTGTGTTCATCATTGCCTTCAGTAAAGAAGGCGAGAAGAGTCGCCATTACGCGGTCGTCATGGAAGCCCTGCTTAGCGCCGGCACCGCTCTCGTTCGATTTATTGCTCCAAATGAAAGAACGAAACTCTGCGGCGGTTTCTTTTGAATATATGCGGGGTTCCGAAAGGCGGAGCCGTTCCTCGAAACGGGAGATGAGGAGACGCTTACTAGAACGAGTGGAACGAAAACCGAATTTTTTTACTTTCTTGCGTATGATTTTATCAAATTCCAACCGTTCGTAAATACGCGGGTAGCGCGCATTTTCCAGCGCGTTTACAAGCGACGTGCCAACGCTGTTCATCTCGGGAACAATGAGCGGGTTGCCGTATTCAGCCGCCAACTTCATTGCGCGTTCCGCTAGTTCACCCGGCGTCACGACACCGGAATAACAAGCAACTTCTTCATTGGTGGTGAGGTCTACAACAACTGCTACGCCAGAGTCTTTGCGTTGTTTGCGAAGCGCGGCTTCTTCGGTAAATTCAGTGCCTTCCGCAGAGTCAATACCGATTTGATATCGATGCGTCTTGTCAAAGAAACGGTAATAGGAAACGCCATCGCGAACAAGGCGCGGCTGTTCATTATATTTGGAAATTTTATCTAGGTATTCGGGAACGAATACAGCATCTGCGGACATAAGCGACTCGTCCCAGACACCTAGAACGAATTGCTTATAGAGAGACGGTGGATAGGTCTTAAGGTCGGCAACATATTCAGGCGGCAGGTTCACTTCATTCTCGAGCGTGGAGGACTCAATCAAGATATATCCGGGTTCGGGATTCTTCTTGAAAGAAAAGTAGAGCCACGAGAGCGACGGGTTTGCCGTAAGATATCCGCGATGGTTGAACCCCGAACGGCGCAGACGTCCTTTCAAAGCGTTAAAGAGTTGTTCGGGAATATCTTCAGCTTGGTCGATGGCAAATCCGCCAAGATTCAAACCTTTAATTTCTCCTTCCGAGAGCCGGTCAAGGTTGCGGAAAATAATTGTCGATTGTCCGCCGTCAAAGGTATGGAGGGTTACTTCAGGGTGCGGAGTGGTTCGAGATTTTATAATCCAACTCGGATGGCAGATTTCCATGAACTCTTTCCAAAGCACGTCGTAGATTTCCGCATAGGTCTTTCGTCCGATGAGAATGAGATTTCCTTTCTGGCACATTGCATCGTAAATCACTCGTAAAATGAGAACCATCGTCTTACCGGCTCCGTATCCGCCGGAGTAAAGAACATACTTGCCGGTTGATTTCCAAAATCGTTCCTGACCGGGAATGAGCGTGCGCTCAAAAACATTCTCACCGGTCTGCATATGTTGGAAAGAGATTTTCACTCACCTATTAAAGCACAAGAACGCCCTTTTGGGGCGTTCTGGCGCTTAGTACCGGGTTTTGTACCAAAACAGCAGTGAGGAAGCATTGCTGTACAAGAAATATATCACATACAATGGTATAATGCAAGCAAATGAGGAAGTATGACTGGGACATAATTAAAGCAGGCAAGATTCTCTCAAAGAAAGCGCGGCGAGCGTGGCGTCATGCCCCAAAATTAAAGAAGAAAAAAAACCGGAAGAAGAAAAGAAAACTCACTTACTTTGAATACATCAATAGTTCAATATGGGGAAAAAGACGATATCTTTATTTCCAAACACATGAGCGCAAATGTCGAGGATGCAATAAAACGGGTTTTGTACATTTACATCATTTGTTATACGAAAACTTCGGACATGAAAAAGACAGAGACCTTATTCCTCTTTGTAAGAAATGTCATAAGGAATTTCACCGGAAATTTGAGATGCGAAAGGACTTAAGAATACCAACGGATATTTTCATCGCAGAAAAACAAAAATCACTTGCAGTCAATCTTGACGATATTTCTTCTTCGCGTATGCTGGAGAAAGCAAACGACAGGCAAATCGAAAGTTAAGCGTCATCGATGAATAAGTCCTGTCCGTCATACTTTGACAGCGGATAAGGAAGCATTGCGTTAATCTTCCTGCGTATGAGCTCCCGCCATTGCCGAAAGCTTTGGAGAGACCTCTAATGGGTTCGGGTTCCCATTCAAAAGAGTTTCGCGTCGGTTTCTCTGAACCGGTCTGCCCAGAGAAACAAAAGAGAGAGCGAGACAATACCGCAGAAATCAAAAGACAGGAAGAAAATTCTTATCCGCCTCCTTCCTCCCTTCCGGGAGGTACCCCCTCGTGAATGAAAAGGAGTTTTTAAGCGCTAAAAAGGGTTATTAACTACAAAAATGGTTACTAACTGAAAATTCTGCGGTCAAGAGTAGGATAACTCTGGTAGCACCCTGACCCCTTCCAAGAACAAGAACAGAACGAGTAAAAAACGGGAACGGGAACGGAGAACAATAAAGGATGAAAACCTGTATATGCGCGAAAATATAACACAACGAAATAGCATTGTGTCAACCGAACAGAAACCGAACTAAACTACTCCGAGATGTTGAACTTAACCTGCACTTTTGCGCTTCTCTGTTCCAAACCTGCTAGCCGATAATAATCCCGAACTGCTGTTTGACTTGCGGAGATATTATCGGTCTGTGAGAGATTGCGATAATGAATATCCATAACATTGTCAAGCGTCATACCTCTATTAGAAAACGCATTTATAATTTCCTGCCGAACGCTAGGAACTTGTAAAAGACCCGCTGATGTTATACTAGCCACTTTTCCGAGCGGAGTTTTACCTCCGCGTCTGCGGGTGAGATAACCCGCTGACAAAACGGCTTGCGTTCCGTTGCCGCCATTTTTAACGAACTCGTGAACGAAGCGAGAGCGGCGGATTTCCGCTTGCGGAGTTTTTGCTAGTTTTAATTCATTCATATAAAACGCTTTTTTGTTCGGGATTATTGACAAACCCGCGACCTTGTGTTATCTCGTCAATTTTAACACCTATGTGAGTATTCTTTTTAACTTCGCGCGGAAGCATAAAGAAACAAGCAGAAAAGCCGAGAATAAAAGAAAACAATATAGCAAACTTGTCAATAAGAGTTATCCACATATTTACTAGAAGTTATAATATAAATGCAATATAATTAACGCATTATCAGATAATATCATTTATATGATGACGAACCTCATCGCAGAAGTCAAGCGAGAGAAACGCGCGAGAAAATGGCGACCATACCGCGAAGCCATAGCAGAGATATGCGGACTGCTTGCGCTCGGAGTGTTTTTCTACGCATTCCTTGTTATTTTACAAGTTTTTAACTAAAAATATGAAATGGGATTATCATGTATGCGAAAGATGTAAGGTTGCATTTGCGAAAAATGTAATGTTGTATCCAGAAATCTCCATTGCCATCTGGGGGAAAAATGTAGTGTTGAAATCTAAAAAAATGAAAGAGAAAACACAAAGGAAAGGCGTTAGCGCGTCCGCGTCCGCGCTAGAACATATACGCGAAAGCGTAATGTCTAGGAGTTCTTACGACTAGCGCGGGAACGGGTGCATTTAACCTAACCCGCACCCATACAAGAGAAGCGGGGACTGCAAACCCGCGCGGCTATGAGCGCGACAGCGCGCAATATGCCGCATAGCGGCTGTTCCTTGACAATAAAATATGCCCGAAAATACTAATGCGGCGCGTCCAGAAGGCGCGCCGACATCAACACAAAACTATTTCATCCAACACAACATACATTGCGACATATGCAACGAACCAGCAAACGACACCGACCACATTCCAAGCAGGACGCACAATGAGCATTTTGTGTGCAAAATATGCGATAACGAAACATTTTACTATTGCGAAAATAGCGAATGCGGACAATTTTTTCGCGCAGATAACTCAATCAACGAGGACTGGGGGATATTCTGCTCAAACGACTGCGCGAGAGAATGCGAACCCGAACCCGACAGAGACAATGACAGCGCGGAACTAGGGAGAAGGAACGCAACACACACTATTTACGGCGACTATGCTCAACCGAGCGGCGACATAATGAAAAGCCCGCGAGTGTTCGGCGTAGAACTTGAAACAATTTACCGCGACAACGAAAAAGCAGACGAAGCCGCACGAGCACTAAAAATCCCGCTATGGGGAATACACGAGGACGCCAGCATTGACCGAGACGACAGCGAAGGAACGGCAGAATGGGTATCACCGCCCTTGTTCGGAAAGATGGGCGAGAATGAAATCAAAAAAGCATGTTCCGTGTTGCGTTCGCATTCTTTCGCTGTGAACGATAGTTGCGGCTTTCACTTGCACCTATCCGCCCCCGAATACCGCGCAAATCCTCACGAGGATATAAAGACGCCAACGCTTGACCACTTACCGCGAGTATCACGAAACCGAACCCCGCACAGCCCCCGAAATGAAAACGAAATGACGAGACGCAACTATGGAAAAGCGGCGCAAAACTTGAAAACGCTTTTTGTCGCTTATATTGCGCTGGAACGCTTGTTTTTGTCGCTAGTGTGCAAAAAGAGACGCCGAAATCGTTATTGTATGCCGCTCTCCGCAAGTTACCCGCTCAAAAAAATACTTTTGCTGGATGACTACTACGCGCTAGAGCGGCTATGGTATGAAGAAAGCGAACCCGCTAATGTAGAACGGCGAAAATCAAACGGAAAAATGGACGATACGCGCTACAAAAACGCAAACTTTCACTCATTATTCCGCTACGGAGCGGCGGGAACATTTGAAATCCGCTCGCATAGCGGCACGCTGAACGCAATAAAAATACTGCACTGGACGAACCTACACGCCAGCATACTGGACGCAATCGCAAGCGGAAAACTCACGATTGAAGCGTTGCTCCCGCTGACGGACGGACTGAAAACACCCGTGCAACTCGTGGACTTCATAAAACCTTACATCGGAGAAGCAACCGCCACTTATTGCGCCGCCCGCATTACCCGCTTATCAAAAGAAAACTAAAATGTGCGGCATAATAGCGCACTGGCGCAAAGACAACGCACCCGCCTCAAAACAAATCATAAAACGCTACCACAAACAAAAAGAGCGCGGAATGCAAGGGTTCGGTTATGTTGCATTTGAACCGCAAAGCGGCGCGATTGCAACAATCCGAAGGCGCACAAAAGAAGCCGACATACTGACAGAATTGAAAAAAGAAACCGCGCCCGCTTTCATATTCCATCACCGCTTGCCGACCAGCACGCCAAACTTGAAAGAAGCGGCGCACCCTATCACGACAAAAACAAAACGGCGCACCTACTACACGATACACAATGGGATTATATCCAACGCTACCGAGCGCAAAACCGCGCACACGGCGGCGGGATATTCCTACACAACCGAAATCATACAGCGAACGCAATATATCGCCGCCGAACGGACATATTGGAGCATGGAACAAAAACACTTCAATGACAGCGAAGCCCTAGCGATTGACCTTGCCCGCTACCTAGACGGCGAGACCGAAAGCATAGAAAGCATAGGAAGCGTTGCCGCCATCGTGCTTGAAACTGAAAACAGGAAAGCCCGCGCGTTGCACTGGATACGGAACAACGGAAATCCGCTCAAAGTAGAAAACACAAAACAACTACTCACAATCCGCTCGGAAGGAGACGGCGAGGAAGCCCCCCCGCACATTCTGCACACGCTAGACCTGCAAAGCGGCGCGATTGCTACGCGCCCGCTTGAAATAAAAAGCACGACATCCTCATTCGGCGGATACGGCTTAAATCCATATCACTACAATTCCAGAGGATTTGAAGATGACGCAGAAAACGAGGAGTTGCTAGTATTTACGCCGCGCGAACTACTTGATAGCGGCTACGATAGAGAAGAACTCCAAGAGGACTATGAGGACGAGATAGCATACAGAGTTGAAGCATTGCGAGTAGGTGGACTAACGGCGAGCGAACGAGCGTGCGCCGTTGCGGAACTGGACGAATTGCGCGGAAAATTACGCGCACTTAACACGATTGTATATGAAACCGACATCCCGCGAGCCAATTTATTCGGCTAACGAACTTATGCGCCTACTCCGCCTATTACTAGCAAAAACTCGCGACCACATCATCCGCCGCCACGCTAAAGGACTACTCTCTCGCCTGCTAGGACTATCCTAGCCACTCTCTCTCTCACTTGCGCCGCGCGGCTCACACCGCCCCGCGCATCATCAAAGAGACACACGACCAGCCGCCGTGTGTTTTTTTGTTGCCCGCATTGCACATATACGCCCCGCCATCGCATAAAACTCAACAAGGAATACACACGGCGCAGAAACACCGCTCCGCGCCCTTTATTGCGTTTTTTGACAATCAGAAAATGCGTGGTCTGCTTAACATTTCGGGAGAGGAAAAAAAGATGCGCCCACTGCGGTATTTTTATATTTACATTTTGGAAATGTTATTTTGTAATTCAATTTTCTCCCCAGTTATCCACATTTTCTATTATTTTTATACTACACTTATGCTATATTTTATGTAGCCCCGCGTCTTAGACGGGGAAACCGCTCCGCTAGTGTTGGGGGAGTGGAGCACATTGACAAATGAAAAAACAAACAAAAAAGACCAATGCTTTTAACTTGCTTTCAAAAATACTGGAAAAGAAATTAAGAAGCGCGCGCATAAGTCCAGAACAATGGTTTTGCGAAGACAGAGATGTTGACAAAATAGAAGACATAATGGATGACTTGGGAATGAAACTTTCTGTTAGAAGTGAGTATTCAGGCGGGGACTATTACACTCTCGTCCTTTTTTGGAGTAATAAACTAAAAAAGAACATTGAACTTTGCGCTGATGACTTTATACCGCGAGCAAAAAATCTTTACCGAGAACTTGCTGAATATTTCGTAGAGCTTGAGTTTGAAGGTCGTAATTTAGAAAAACGAATAACTATTCCTGTATGAAAATACTAAAAGCAGTCCCTACTCGCATTCTCAAATGGATGGACTATGAGATAGAACTACCCAGCAAAAAGGTTGCATTCGTGAATGTGAGTTGGACAATGGATGAATGGGGCGGAGATGAAGGAATGAACTACGACATTACTAACCTCAAAGAACTCAAATTAACTGATGAGGAACAGGATGAATTAGCGGACTTTATTCACGAATTAACTGGCGAGGAAACTTGCGAAATCCAATGAAACTTTACGCTAAACTTCATTCCGACAGAGCCAGCAAGGGACAGGGCGGAAACCGCTTCATAAACATTGAACTGATAATGGAAAATAAGAAATCGTTTGCGTGGTTTGAGTTTTTTGTGGACAAAAATCAGGACTATGTATTGCGAGATGAGGACGGAAACGAATTGAGGAGAATTGCAAAAGACGGCACTTATAATCCATTACGAAAAGTAGAGCCATCAGCAACTTATAAATGCTCCGAATGCGACTTTGAGACCGAGTGGACAATGTCCGATATAGCAAAAAAGGGCGAGCCAGTATGTCCGAAATGCAACTGCGATATGAAACAGGTTGAAAGCAAGTGCGAGGGGGAAAACTGCGATGGAAACTGCGAGTTTGCTTGTTTCACTAAAAAAGCCAAAAAACAAAAGACCTCATAAGAGGTGAAAAGTAAAAAGGCGACTAGACCCCAACCTAGCCGCTTTTTTGTTTGTTCAATTTTCTGAACCTTGACAACTGAATAGGGTGTTTCGTGCTTAACATCTCTAGGAGAGAAAAAAACGAACACCCACTGCGGTCTTTTATCAAATAATTTTAGAAATATGAAGGAAGAAACAAAAATTATAGAAGAAAAAAAGCAACAAAATCCAATCCGCACGATTGAGATTTTGACGACAGAACTTTTGGATATGATTCAATCGCCTTACCCGTTGTATGTGAGCGAGTCCGGCGAATTATTCAAAATCCAAAAGCGACTTACATAACCTACTTCGTAGTCGGAAGACCTCCTAATCCGTGGCGCGTCCTTTATACACAAAGGCGCGCCACTCGTCGTTTATATGTTTGCTCAAATCTTTTTGCAAGGGAGAAGTATCAAAGATTTCTTTTGCATCTGAACTTAACGTATCAGTCCAAGTGTTGTCGTAAATAAGCATACCGCTGTTATGTTTACCGTGAAGCTTATCGTTGAGAGTGTCCCAAGGACGCGCTGTCAGCAACTCGTATAACGAGTATTTCAATTCACCCAAGTTTTCTTTCTTTGCCTCTTCTAATGCTTCTTCGTTGAGACGACTCACTGTATCTTCTCGCGCCCCTTTCTTTGACAGATAACGGAGATACACTCGCTCGGCTAATGCCGGCGCGCCCAATGCTGCACCGAGCAAAATCATATTGTGAATGAGGTCATCCATGTTGTAAGAATAACCTCGCCCTGCCGACAGGTGATACACCACTGCGTCCGGCACGCAGACAACATTGCTTCCTTTCATCCACCATTTCAAATCAAGATACAACTCACCCCCGCCATAACAACGAAAGAACGGATTGTAGCCGCCAAACTCTATAAACTGCTTGCGCAACATACCCAAACAGCAATGCCCGGAAACCGGTATGTAGTATGGCTTTGTGCCGTCTCCGACTACTAGCCGATTCCATGTCTGCCCCGTAACTGAAACAACGCCAGCTCGTCTGATAAAGATAGTTCCATTACCGACTGTCGGACACCATACTTTTCCTTTGTATTCAATAATTCCAAGTCGCGGGGAGAAAGAACTTTTTTCTCTACGATTAACTGTAAAAAGCGGTCTTTCGCTAAATCGCCCATACATTTTTGCGCCGGTGTAATTCTTTACACTTTTTCGAGAAGTAAAACCAATAAGTGCTAAAAGCATTTGAACCATATCGACGGTCTTCTCGTTTGCTTGACTAAACAAATTTCCTTGACCGTCTCCACTCATTAGTCCTTCATACAAAGCAACTCGTTCTTCATGTGTACAATGCAGAACACTAGGTAATAGTTCTTTGCCGGATATATTCAAGATTGTCTTGCTTGCCTCAACAGTCAAACGATATCGAGCACATCCATTTCCTTTTTCAGAAGTAGAAAAAGTCATACCCGCTTTCTTCAAGTCATTCTCCAATTCCACCCGTTTTGTTTTTTGAATGATAGAAACTCTTTGACTTTTTCCATGCCATTCAACGCAACCTTCAGAAATGAACCAACCAACTACGCGATATAGTTCAGGTTTTCCTTTTTCATGACTCACTTCACCATTCCAGCGCAAGGGAATTACAGAAGCATGTGTCAGTTCTTTTGCTAATTGAATTGTCATTTTATCTCCATTTAAGACAACACATCTATGGTCAGGGGTAACCCATTGTTCTGCGAGTTTTTCCACTCCAATCAAGTGTCCGTCATAATCCCATTCTGTCATCTCCAGCACAGGTTGAATCTCGACTGATTTGGTAGCTAGATTCAAAGTAGGGATAAGTTGCCCTTTCATAACTTCAGTTCGCTTTTTCCATCCATCCATAGTAAGAACTTCTGTTTTTTCATCAACACAACCCCACAATTTTTCTCCAATCTTGAGTGAATACTGGTACGAAGGAATAGAAGGAAGCCATCCCCCCATCCATTGCACCGCAGGATGAACAATTCCTCCGAAGTCGTCTATTGCTTGAATGAGCTTCTTAAACGTTCCGGGAGGATAACTCATATGCGCATCAGAAAAGAAAATATACTTTCCCGTTGCTAACGCAACACCTTTATTGCGCGCGCTCACATTGCCAAAAATTGGGTCAAATACAATTCGCACCGTGCCGTGCGAATACAACCCGCGTGCGGCAATGAACTCCCATGTCCGCCGGTCTACTGAACCATTATCAACGAGGATGATTTCTATTTCTTCGGGCTTGAGAAAGCTCCCAAGGTCGTTGAGAATAGAATGAACCGTGTGGACGATGTTGCTGAATTCGTCCCGTGCGGAGATTATGACCGAGATTTTCTTTTCCATTTTGTTTAGGTAACCACGAACTGCTTAACCAACGCTTGTAACCAAACTGCTTTACATTGCGCTTCATTTTTGTTCGACCGCCACCCCGCTTATTCCCTCTTGGGCTCTTCATAAAGGCATTTCAAGTTTATACACCAAGGGAGAGTCCTCTGTGTTCAACTCTCGCAATTCGAAGTCCTTGTTCAATACGGTAACCGCCTTAAAATGCCTCGTAAAGAGCGTATATGCCTCGCTAGGGGTCATTTCGTAGCAGTGATGAGGGTTAATAGGGGTGTCCTTTCCTAACCGTGGATTTAAGCGATTCGGGGTAGATAGATAAACAACGGTGCGGTCTTCTCCGCTCTCCCAGTTGCCTCGTTTATCTTTTTTTACAAACCGCCGGAGTGCGCGCAGTAAATCGTCTGCTTTTTCACGAGGCAAGTGTTCAATGACTTCAATGCACGCCACGAAGTCAAACTGCATAAATTCCCGCGAATCAGAAAGAATGTCTATCGTGTCAAAAGTCACTTGCGACGTGTAGTAGATGTTTTGTTGCACGGGACGCTCAAACATCTGCCGCGCGTAGCATATGCTCTCGTCGTTGTTGTCTATTCCCCACGCGAATTGCGCTTCACGGGAAAGAAGATTTGTGCCGATACCGCACCCACATCCCACATCCACAATAGTGGACTTGTTTATGTGCTTCGGAAAGCCGTACTTTTTTGCCGTGCTTTGCGCGAGGACTTTCACCAAATTCAAGTAAATATCTCTCTGTGCTGAAGGCATAACTTCACCAGCACCCTTAAAACGTCCGTGAATCCGGCTAAGAAGGTCTAGTTCCGATGCCGGTTCTCTGTCCGTGTATCCGTCAGGTTTTTGAATCATATTACCAATGAATATTCCAACCGAATAAATAACCAACAAGTTTTAAGACAAAGAATATTGTGAGCCCGTATAGAGCAAATAAACCGAGTAACAAGATTGCTTCTTCTGCTGTCATACTTCGTATTCGTAAGAACTCATATTAGTAAGTTTCCAATCCGCTGAACCACTTCCATGTCTTGTTTAGCCCATCTTCCCATGTTGTATTTGCTTCCCAACCAAGCTTTTCTTTTGCGTGTGTGCATAGGAATTCTTCCTTGAATGTTTGATTTGGTCTTTGTTCTCCAAGAACTATTTCTGAAGTGCTTTCCGAAAGTTCTTTTATGTCTCTCGCCATTTGCAAAGCAGAAATCGAATAAGTAGAGGAAAGCAAGAATGTCTCATGATGCGCTTCATTTTCATGAGAAAGAACCTCGACCAATCCGTCTGCAATATCTCCAACATAAGTAAGTGCGCGTGTTTGCAAACCGTCTCCATGAACCGGAATGTCCGTTTTGCGTATAGCACTCTGCATAAAGATATACATTCCCATCGCCTTGCGCATTCCTTCCCCGTACATAGTCGGAATTCGAAAAATTGTATAAGACATATGCGGAAAGTTCGCACCGTATCCTTTGACCACCAATTCTCCCGCCAACTTCGTGTAAGCATAAAGTTCGGGTGGGTTTGGAGTTGAATCCTCTGTGGTTGGATGTTCTTTTTGATTTCCGTACACACACACTGTTGAGATATAAATTAGCCACTTCTTATGCTTTGCACATACAAAAGCAACATTATTCGTCCCTTGCATATTAAGCGTCGCGCCATTGTATGAACCGCTTGCTTCAGTCATTTTCGTCAAATCTGCTTGAGCGGCAAGATGGTACACGACATCCACCTGTTTCACCACATTTTCCAAATCTGCCAAGTTGAGGATGCTCTGCCGGTCAGCAATATCATAGGTAATGACCTGATACCCTTTACTTCGTAGTTTTTCTACGAGATGTGCGCCCAAGAAACCGCGTCCACCCGTTACTAGAATTTTTTTATTCATACTTCGTATTCCACTATTGTTCATAAAATAGATTTTCTAAGTTTCTAAGTAATATGTCAAGATTTTTCGTTTTCATTGTCTCGCGTTTTGCCTGCAATGCGGGGTTCGCTTCAAATCGAGCTACAACGATTTTCGCCATATCACGATAATACGCAAGCGTTTCTAACGCATCTTCCTTGTTTCGTTTCCCCATATCCAAATTGCCCATCTTGAAGTAGAGCGCGTTCTTTCCTCCAAACTCTTGCAAACCAGAGCAGTCCTTATTCAGTACGAGCAGATTTCCCGACAACATCGCTTCTAGTAGAATCAACGAACAATTCTCCGATATACTCGGAAAGATAAACACATTCGCCAATCGGAACAAGTCAGAAACCGCCTCGCGCGGTATGCCCATTTCCCATTCTTTTCCTTCCAGAGAAGTGAAAATGATATTGTCTTTGTGCAAACCTTCTGACTCTGCCAACTCAACACACTTCTGTATGACCATTTTCTCACCCTCTGCGTTAGCGTGAGCGTTGGGGATAATGAGCCGTGTTTCGTAACCTAGTTTCTTCAGTTCAGCATGTAACCGAATCAACACAAGCACTTGTTTTCCATCTACCATTCGCGGTGTAGATACCGGATAGACCGAGATGATATCTGCTTTCAAGAGTGAGTACTTATCTATCAAACCAGCAACGAATGGGTGAAGTAACCAGAAAGTGCGCGGGTCTATCGAATTGTGCACCACATGTACATTGGTCGGATATGTTCCGAACATTTCCGCCACAGGAACTATCTTGTCGTGGTTGAGGTACACAATCTTCGTATGTGGCGGTAACGTGTAGCGACTCGCATGGGGATTATTTTCTAAGACAGGTCTCGGTGAAGGAGCTGAATGAATCCAACTAAACACGCGCGCTTTAATCTTCTCTCCCCCAATAAGTTCCCGAAGCGCCCAATTATACGGGAGGTAGGTATCAATGAAAAAGATGTCGTGACAAATCAGAAAGTCGATATCCTCAATTTGACCAGCCAGCATTGTCTTTATCGCCCCAATGTCTTCACGCCACTTCTCCGGATATCCCAGACCTTTGTACGGCTCAAGAAGAATCTGTTTCACCACTTTGCGCACTTCAATTCCTTTTGGCAATTTTTTAATTGCTTCGTCATTGAATGAATCAAGAACAAAGAGCACCGGTGTATAACCTCCCCTCACCAATGCCGTGAGCTGGTCATGCACCACCGATATCAGTGAGTATTCTCTGTTCCAGTCAGCGAATGTCGTGAAAATCCCAACAATTTTTTTCATAATTGAATTTTGCTAAAAATGATATGTTACACTTTCCGCACGCGAGGCGTTGTATATCTTTTGCTTTTACGCCTTCGCGGCAGTGCGGGCACGTGAGGTTGTTCATCGTCTTCATCCCATTCCCGTCGCTCCGATTCTCGAACAGCTCTGGCATTTTCTCTGATGACTTCATCATACGGATTCATATTAAACAAATTTCTCTTTAATTAGAATTTTAATTGCCTCATCAATAGGACTCATAAACCGTTCCAGAATTTTTCTGAAAAATACTTTTCGTTTAAGTACTGTTGCCATGTTTTTTTCTTTCTTCTGTTTCTAACTTCTCTTCGCGTTCACGTTTGTACTGCGGATAGTATTTGTCAAATTCTGGGTCTCCGGGTTGCAGGATATCTTTCCAGTATTTTTTTCTTTGTCTTTTTACTTTTTCTGATTGCACCCAGAACGGGTCTCGAAGCACCCACTCTCGCTCTCCTCGGTGGCGACGCACTTCGCGCCGACACTTTGGACACCACGCCACAAACCAACTTTGGGTCTGATGACACTCTAATGTCCAATCCTTTCGACATTCATTGCACCAAAAGTCATTTATTGCGCGCATAGTGCAAATAACTTCGATTACTGAAGAATGACTCCAACGCCAGTTCTACCTGCGCCGATTTTCCTAATTTTTCCGTGTCGCGCACGACGGAAAAGAGTTTCTCAAACCGCTCTTTCGGTAGGTAAAATGTCACTGGCATTTTCTTTTCACGTGTTTTCACAATTCTTTTTCAAATAACTGATAAATGGTTATTTCAATGCGCGGATTAGATTTGTCCTGTTTACGACTTGTTGTAAGTTTTATAATCTGTGAATCGTCTTTCCAGACCACTCCCGACAACGCGTCAAACAGAATCTTATGATAATTGTCTATGTCGTGCTTACGTTCATTTTTGAAAAAGAGTTTTATTTCGACCTCCAACTCTCCTTCAAGAATTTTCTTCCGATACTGACTCTTTGCTTCATACCAATATGCTTCCTTTAACGACCTCCCTTTCTCCGTCATATACATCCTAGGAAAACCACGTGTACAGGTGAAGCGGTATAAAGAGTTCGTACTCACCGGCTCACCTTGCAGTTTTATAATCTTCATCGCGTTGAGAATCAAAGAACTTCTTCATTTGCGCACGCAAATTTTTCATTTCTTGCGCATACCACTTTGCGTTTACAGTCAATGACGATTGATTGTACTGACCGACCACTTCTTCTATTTTAGGGCTATCCTCAAACAAGAAGTCAGCAATGTGTGGTCTGTGAACACTCGGTTCGATTCCAACAAACTTCACTCCATTCACTCGCAGTGCCGTCGCCAATCCCAAATCGGATGTTTTGTACATAATAGTAAATCAATCCTCAATAACTTCCGTTTCTGGGAACTCCGGCTCCGGTTCGTTCGGGTCAGGAGGCGTAGAAACTTTACGGCGCACCTCTCCATAAGTTCCTTTAATTGTGTAGCCTTCGCTTGTTTGCCCGGAATAACCTTCGCCATTTTTCGCTTTCCAAAAAGCAGCAACTGTTTCCCAGTCCTCACTACCCTCATTTATAATTTTCAGCCAGAAATACGGTTGTTTCGGTTTATCCTTATTCGGGTTTTTTGCAAGATATAATCTCATATTAAATAATTTAGAATTAAAGACTCAATCTTCACTTCCCTCGCCAAACGGCGGTTTAGAAGTATCGACCACTACACCAACATCTTTGCGCGGGTCTTTCCGTGCATACCCCCGCTTATACGGCAACCGAGGTGAACCTTCATTCTCTGGGTCATCTTGCGTGGGGATATTGAAGGTCTTAATGTAGATATACTTAATCGCTCCTGTAATCGCTTTATACACTCCCTTATCACCACTATCTTGACCTTGACCCGGAACTTCTCCCCCAAGAACTTCTCCGCTTTCCACATCGTAGAAGTTATATTTCACCGAAATTTCCGTAATACGCTGACGTTCTCCTTCTGAAACAAGATGACCAAGAATTACAGCACCATAGGTAAAAAGAACTCCGTGCTTCTCAAAAAGCGGTTTCAACGCAAGAGCTAATTGCTCATCCGATAAGTAATTGTACTTGTGGAACTCATTACGCCCGGCTTTCGCCATCGGTTTAATGTCTTTCCGAATCGCCGCTAACTTCTTTAGGATGTTTTTCATACTCTTCAAAGATTACTTTTTGTTCTACAAGACCTTTCAAGATTTTGTCCACGTAAAGCACTTGAATTGATTCGCGCCGGACTTCAAGATTTTCCCATAACCGCAATACACGTTCCTTCGCCTGTTCTTCGGTCATCGGCTCTGTAAGGTAATGTACAGATATATCACTCTTTGGACGATACGCTATGAGACATTTTTCTTCTTTCAAGTTCTTCATCAATGAGCAAACAACTTTCGCAACCATCTTCCGCAGACGCTTTGCAATCGTGAATACTCTGTAATTCTCGAACATCATCTGTCGAAAGACCCCGCAGAAAAGTTTTATCACTCATAGTATTTTGGAACACAGAAAGCGGAAGATGAGGAAAAACTTTTAACGCGTATAAATCCTCACACGGAGAGAGCATCTAATTTGTAATTCTTTACTCTCCTTGCACGGCTTTCACCCCTTCGGATGTCCACCGCCGCTTTAACGCCAATGCTAAGCATTTATTCAGCCACTCCCGCTTTCTGTGTTCCACTTAATAATATACGACCTTTATACTACAAGTATAGTCAAAACTAAATAAAAGTCAAGCTAGAGATGTGGATAACTAAGAGAACCGTGGAGGTTATTAAAATACTTCTAAATATCTCCATAGCCACTTGCGGAACGATACTATTGCCGAGTGCTTTTAATCTTTCAACTCTGTTGATTTTCTGATTGATGACATATATTCAACAGAAACATTTTCATTAACAACTCTAACTATGAATCCCATGGAGAAACAGCAATGAATTAAAAAATGGAAACCATCATCTAATTTTGTAATTATTACACCCATTTTATCCCCACACTTTTGACAAATTCCTATATTAAATGAGAAATCTCTTTTCATGTCACAAACATAACATAAACAAAATATAAAAGCAACTGCCTCCTGTGGATATAACTTCTGTCCTTCGTAAAATCGCTCTCCTAGAGAGAAAAATACCCCAGATGATAGAGATGTATATCTATGCTATTTCCGTTCGCCTAATGAGCGTATACAAACAAATACGGGCACAGTAAAAGCGGCAGTGACTCGCCAAAAATGACCGAAGGCGAATATGCCGCTTTTACAACCTAACCCGCGTGGGGTTATTTTACATTAAGAGCCGTGCGCCGCGCAACATCGTAAAAGCCGGATGCCGCGAGACCGAGCACGATACCGCTGAACACGCCATCCCAACCGAAGCCGAGTTGCCAGCCGGCAAGCAATATACCAAGCACGATGGAGACGAGAGGCAGGAACCGATAAAACCGTTCTGCGATTCCGGTTCTAATCACCCACATGACCGCTGTGAGCACCGGAATAACTACCGTATTCCAAAAATCATTTGTAAAAATCTCCATAAAATTTCCTTCGTTAGTAAATAAACTGCGACCATAGATATTCTATCACTTAAGTAATTTTCTGTCGTCAATTTTGCTCAAAGGAAGATTAATAAATTTTTCATTTCCCAGTTGAGCAACTTCTTTTGCTTCACAAAGTAAATCACGAAGTTTCTTTTCAATTCCATTTCGCCGTATTTCATTCCAATCGTCATCGCCGAGTTGATAAGACGGATTCCATCCCATCGTGCCGTTGTAATCCGGCTCGATGCCACGAATGTCAGAACCGAGCAAAGCCAACCCAGTAGAAAATACTCCGCGTTTTTCCGGATGAAGGAAAAGGTAATACGCTTTGTGCGCTTCGTCTGCGTCTACGCTGTGCGCTTGTTCTTTACGAAAACCGATGATGATTTTTATTTTCATACAAAGGCAATGTTATTTTTATTGTTAATACTTTGCGACTTGAGTCCGAGAGCATACTTCACCAATGCTCCCCATTTTTCCTCCAACTGGAGAGGAGTGTAAATCTGGGGACAAAATCTATCCTCACGCTGGAACTCGAGAAACTGAACAACCCTTTTTAGTTTCTCATACCCTTCTCTCTCCCATAACCGCTGTCCGGCTTCGTGCTGATTCCTACGAAGAAAGAGTCGCTTGTATGATGGATTTAATTCTTTGAACAAATCGATGACAAGACGACCGTCCCCCATGGGGGGACTATAGGGGGGTATTCTTTCATTCTTATCATTCTTATCATTCTTGGTAGATGTTGTTTGTCTGTTGTTTGTCTGTTGTTTGTCTGTTAGGTTGCCTGTTGATGTGCCTGTTGGTTGGAAACCCTCTTTTTGATAAAAGTCATATTTTGTAATAGTAATCAGACGAAATCTGTTTGTTGATTTGTTTGTTATTTCGCCTGTTGAAATTAGACGAATGATTGAAGTGCGTACGGATTGTGCCGAAAGTCCTGTATTTTCAACAATACTTGGAATACCGGTTATCAGTTGTCCCCTCTTAACTTCAATCCCTTTCCAATTCTTATTTTCGTGATTTGCGGAAAGCAAGAAATATAAAAATAACTTGAGAGTTTTTTCCTCTTTGAACCATTCCCACTCAAGCATCTTGCGATGTAATTTTATCCATCCATTTTCCATATTTGCAATGCAAAAGGAGCGAACGGCTGGGATTGGCTCTTGGGGAACCAATGACCGTGCGCTCCTTTCGCACAACAAATTAAGTTGTATCCCAAGATTTTTCCCATGCCAAAAGTATGAACATTAAATAAAAAAAGTCAATGTGGATAACCTGTGGACTAAATGTGAAAACCCCACTGACTGACAGTGGGGTTTCGTTCCCGAACGTCTCCTTTTAGTCATGATGATGCGCAATTTCAGTGTTCAGCCGGATGGCTTTAATTGAAATGCGCCTCAAAACTCCTGTTTTGAAGCGAATAGGAACACGACGGCTAAAGATACGCTTGAGCGCTTGTTTCTTTATGACCCTTAGCGTCGAGATAGGAAATCACCTCCTTTCTGAAACAATTCCAGTTGTTCTTGCCACGCTTCGTGCGGAAACGGAGGACTGTCATGCGCGACTTGCCGTGGATGAAGTAGTTCGTTTCCATGCGTATGTGTCACAAGAAAGATTTTCTGACAGCGAATGCCGCAGAAGTAACCGTTCTCGTCTTTAATAGCTCCTTTCCCAACCCAAGAAAGTGGGAATGAAGCTCCGCATTCAGCGCACTTAACATGCCCGTGTTCGTATTGGTCTTCTCTCACAATATACCTTTTTGTTTTAGGATTTCCCTTCCAAAGAACCGATTGATGAATCTAGCTACATCTTCCCACTTGAAGCGCGGAGAAGTCAAGTATTCATAGTCATCTGCAAAATATCCATTATAGTATTTTGAGAAATCAAAGGTATTATTTGTTGCTGGGTCTGTGTCAAGACGTGTGTTTCCGTCAGGAGAAAGCCGGTATGCAGAAATATGTGTGTGCGCTCCTGTTGAGAATCCGGTGTTGTCCGCAACCATAAGCGGAGTCCCTACTTTCACAATGTCATTCTTCTTTACAAGCAACTGTTTCCCATGCATATAGAAAAACTGTACAAAACAATCAGTTCCCTCTGCGTTCACAAGGTCAAGTGTTCGGTATTTTACATAGATGCCAGCTCCATCATTTATACCGATATCGGTTACTATTCCGTCACACATTGCAACTACAACACAGTCTTTATCTACAGCAAAATCAATGCCGTTATGTTTCTCAAATCCAAATTGCCGATAGGCGAGGTTAAAAATGCCCCACGCTTGTGTAACTACATAGGGCTTAGCCGGATACCACAATTCGAGTTTTCGTGCCATATAAGCGATTTTAGTGTGTTTAAGAGTGTGTTTCTTCTAAGAATAAACCATTTCATTTACCAAAGATTATATCACGAAGACCAGTCCAAACTGCTATCAGTGCGCCCGTGACTAGCAGACCCCACATAAAAAGTTTTTTCACGACACTCATATCTCGATACCACTCACGCATTGGAGCAGAAGCTTCAGCTACTTTTTGGATTTCTTTAAGAATTGCGTCATAGCGTCTTTCAGAACTTTCCAAAAGTTCCTGAAATCTGCCAGAAAGATTAGCAAGCATATTCTCGGTTTTTGATACATGTAACTCTATTTGCACTTTCACGTAATCTTCAATTTTATCCTCAATTATTTTTTTAATGTTTCCTGGTAATTGATTTTTCATAGTGATATTGAAGGAATATTTATAGATGGAATTGAAATACTTGGAATGGAAATCTTTGGTATTGAAATACCGCCTCCGGTTCTTTCTCGTTTTTCTTGTTCCTTAGTCGCGCCTCTTCCGTATTGCCAGTAATAAAATTTTCCAAGAAGCGGAATGTTTTGCGGGGTTTCAAATCCTTTTTCCGTTTCTCCAGTAAAGAACCGGTTGGCGTCACGAACCAAGTTATCCACAATGTTTGTGGGTGGAAACAGTAAATCCTGCATTGCCGCCCCCACTCCTTCTTGTCGCGCCTTATTTGTAAGATATCTATTGATTCCAGCAAGACGTAGAGTGTTATCAACCACTAAGTCTCCGGGGTCTATGTCGCGTCCAAGGATGGTATCGATTATGACATCTGCGGAAGCATTGGCGACCATGAGAAATGCCGCCAACTCAAGCACGCGGAAAATTGCTTCTTTCGGCTCGTGTTTTGCAATATCTTTAATTTCATCTACATAAAAATTTAGTTGTTTGATTTGCCACGATTTAAGCATGTAGAAAATCCGTCCGTTACCGGCAGTAAGATACGCTTCCGGCATTTCAGAGAGAGCAATAGGTTGCACATCGGCAAGTTCATTGAAGGCAAGTGCGCGCACATTCTCGGTTATTTTTCCAGAACGCAGGTCAGCAAGAACAGCTTCAGTATTGTCCCCAAAAAACTCTTCAAGGCGGCGTTGCATACGGGGCGTAAGTTTCCCTTGTTGAGCCATCCGCTGGTAACGCGCAACAACTCCATTCATCAATGCTTCTTTACCGATTGCATCTATCTTTTCGAAACCAGTGACTTTGAGCATTTTTGAAAGCCACCGAGCAAGACGACTCTGGTCACCAAATTCAGCAGAGATGCGTTCTATTTGTTGTGGAATGACATCCCCAACTTTTATATCTGACTTACCAAGGACTGCTTTAAGCCATGCAGAAAGATAATCACTCTTTGCGTCGTACATACCAGTCCCAAAATCACCAATTTGCCGCAGTGCAGAAAACGGATTTCCGATGGTAGCCATATATGTAAGATTTTTGAAACCGGATACTATACCGCGTGTCCCAGTTTCCTTCATACGCGCTTGAAAAATTCGCATAAGCGCAAGATGGTCTTCATGAGAAAATGTCCCCGCCTTTTCTAGTTTTAGGATTCGCGCCCCAAGAGAACCCATCACATCGGACAATTCTCCATCTTTTCCTTTAAGGTTAAAGAGACGCGAGTATTGGATTTTTTCCGCCATGTTACGCAGATAGAAAGCAAGAGCATCTGGTGCACCCGTATAAAACTTTGCCATTTCTGGTGTGACGACATCAACTGTACGATGAGGAATAATGCCAATTTCACGAACAGAAATTCCATTTACACGCCGACCCATCATAAGACGGTTGATGACATCTGCCTGTTCCACAGTATTCAATGCGCGCCCGATTCTTGTTGCTTCCCGTTTCAACGCTTCGTTAAAGAATTTCCAGTTGTCTGCCGCCCCGAAAGTGTCTCGAATGTAATTCATCAGCCCCCGTGGGTCTGCCACATGACGCGGAAAGAAATCTTCAAGGAAAGATACTTCAACTCCAGCCGCTTTTGCTTCATCAAAGATTTTAGTGAGTGTTTTGAACGACTCTGAAAATGTTCGACGCAGACCATATTTGTCAGCAACATCTAAAAGACGCGCTCGGTCTCGGCGCAGAAGTGCAAAGTTGAGGTCTATGTAATCATCTGCTGACGCGCGGGAGATTTTTTTCAACCCATCAAAGAGACCCGTAAATTCATCATTCCGTTTTATCATCCAGTTATTCATTCCAATTTCCAATTCACGCGCTACACGTTTTAGTTCAGGATGTATCTGCTTCAAGCGAGACGAAATAGAACGCCCATAACGACCAATTAAACCGTCTTCACTCTTTAGTTTAGAAAGTTCTTTGAAAATGAACGATGTCTTCTTTTCTGTCTTCAAAAATTCTCTTGTTTTATTGATGAATCGTTTACCAAAACCGCTTTCAGAACGAATAATGTCTCGATACTGTTGATATTCTGCCGGAGCAGGAGAGACTCGCGAAACGGGCGCGCGCATCGGTTCTCCCTTTTCTAGTCGGCGTTCTTCAAAACGCGCTTCTTTCATTTCTTTTCCAAGACGGCGTTCTTCTGCAAATACCTGTTTAGTGAGATTTTTTTCGCGGTCTAGTAGTTCAAAATAATTCGCTATATCCGCGCGCGCTGTTTCTGAATCTGGGTAACCAAGTTCAGTCACAATATCATCACCCCGTTGCTTAAATTCACCGCGTCCACGGACTCCAAGAACTTCTGGCAACTCTCGTGTTTTTTTATTTACATACTTTATCAAGTTCCGTGCCGGATGACTTCTTATAGTTTCTCGCAAATTTGTAAGTTCCGTGCGCTGGTACGATACTGCTCCCTGCTCTTCAAAGATTTGAGAAATACTCCGAGCAGTCGGTTCTTCTTCAGCACCAAAACGCAATAGTCCTGTTTCAGTTCCAGTTGCTTCTTCCATAGCGCGCGCTTCAGGAAATTCCATAAGTTGCTGTTCGTGAAGTGTCGGTGTAACTTCCGCTCCAGCGCGTTGTGCTTCTAACTTTGCTATTCGTGTTGCTTCTTGCTCGGCAAGAATCTGTTTCTGAACTTTCGGATGTAATTTTTCAAATTCAATTTTTGGTTTTGTTGCATTCGCTTTATTCCAGATGTCGGTGAGTTGGGATATATTTTTTGAATCCAATAAATCTTGTTCATTATTATATGAATCAAGAAAAATGTTTTTTTCTCCCTTCTTAATTTTCTGCAGAGCGAATTCTTCTGCTTTTTTAATGGAAGTAAAAACCTCTACATCTCTATCTATTCCTTGTTTTCCAAACATTACTTCATAAGTATTTCCTTTCTTAATTGAACGTGTCCTCACAAACTCCTCCGCGCTCTTATACTTTCTCGCTTCTTGTGCGAGAGGTTCAATTTTTGGTTTTTCCATAATAGGCGGTGGTATTTCTTTCGGCGTTTCTATTTCTTTTCTTATTGATGGCTTCAATGCACCAGTTTCAATGAGACGAATCTCATTGTTAAGTTTATTCGCCACTTTCTGCGGATTGGTTTCCCGCATCAGATTTTTTGACACATTAACAACGCGTTCTTCAGAAATGTTCGGAACTTCTTTCTTTACTATGTCATAAATGGTTTCAAATCTCCGCGTTTGTGCGATTGTCTTCACGACATCTTCGGCAGCATTAAATGCGCGTCGACGCAGACCGCCTCCGGGATAAACATCAAGCACTCCACCAGCCAATACTGCAAATGGAGAAATAGCTCCAGCTGTTACTGGTGAAATACCGATGTCTTCAAGAAATGAAGAAACAGATTTCTCTTGTTCACCCAAACTCTTTACTGGACGTTCACCAAAAAGAAATTTTTCTGAAGGAGTCACGGGAATCAATTCTTTTTCACCACGAGCCGTTAAAGTCGCCGCGGCGGCAGCTCTGCCCGGTGCGCGCAAGATTTCTTTCCCCACTTCAAGTGCTTGACCCGGTATTTCTCGGAGAATATCTCGCACGCGCACTTTATCAGGAACAGGTTCAAAGAAGCCCCGCTTCTCTTTTTTCGGGGCTTCAATGTTTATTGACGGAATCTTTATTTCAGATACTGCCATCTTATTTCCCTCCCGGAAGAGTTTTTGCTACAAGGGAACGACCTTTAGGGTATTTTTCCTCAATAATTTTGAGAATAGCTTCTCGTTGCCTCTTTGAGAGAGTAACGTTTTTTCCATTGATGATAGCCACCCCCACATCACGTATATATTCTACCGCTCTAGTTTTTTCAGTTTCTGCCCCCGCGAAAATCGAAGCATTTGCTTTCAAAAAGCCCTTCGCGATAGCTTGTAAATTATCTTCACTTAATGGTGTTTCTTTCACAATTCCTTGAGAGGTCAGAAGCGCATCTACATCAGTTACGGACAATCCTTCAAGACGCAACAAAGCGGAACGTAGTTGTTCAAAGGAAGCATCAGGATTGGCGTCGATGATTGATTGCGCATTATCGTAAGCACGATTTTGTCCACCAGCTTTATCAATGGCAAGTTGCAACCGTTGTTGTGCAATCTCTAATTGCGTCGCTGTCTTCGCTTGCGAAAGTTCCAATTTTGCCTGATTAAGAACAGTAGTGATATCTGCTGTTTCCTGCAAACGAGTCTCACGGATTGATTCAACGGTAGGCACAAGTTTATTTCCTACTACAGCAAGACCAACTTTGTTAAGTTGTTCAATCGCGTCTTTTCTTCCATCTTGCGCTTTTTTCACGATTTCTGCGACTCCTTTCAAAATGCCTTCACGCAAGTCGAGATTGATGTCCAAAAGTTTTGATGCAAGTGTCCGGTCTACACCCAGCTCTTGGACAGCAAGCCGGTCAGCGAGGGCTTTTACCTGTGTCGAGCGAATACCAGACATGAATAAACCTCGCTTCCCCAGTTGGTCTTCAAGTTGTGCACGCTCCGACTCGTAACGCGCCTCCAACTCATCTTTTGCTTGTTGTGCTTGTGCGTCAGCACTCAACCCCTGTAAATCGTATCTTGCTTTCAAATTCGCAAAATCAGAAGAGTTGAGAAAGTCGTTAAAGAGTTCCATCTCATCTGGTGATTTTGGAATGATGTCAGACGCAGAAAAACCCAAACTACTCTTAGTTGATTCGTCCTTCGCTTCTGACGCTGTTTTTAACGCGCCCGTTTCATCTTTTACAATTTTTTCTCCAGCAGCGTCAGCAACAGGGACAGGAGCCGCTTTTACTTCGCGCAAGATATTTCCTTTTGCGTCGATTTCTACTTGCGCGCCTGTGGGCAAAGTAACGGTGCGCGTTTGTCCTAATGTTTCCACTGCCTCTTTAGTAGGCGCTTGTGCTTCTGCTTTAGTGACACCAAGAGCAGTCGTAGCTTCTGCTGCGGTTGGTTTAGGTGTCTGTTCCTGAACAAAAGGAGAAATTGCAGGAAGCGGTTCTGGCGCAGGTAATCCTGTTTGTGGCAACTTTGTCTGTATTGCGCCGGGTTGAGTGACGGGCGCGGTTGATTTGAGACCAGATAGTAATGGAGAAAATGCACCAGTTAATCCTGTAAAAAAATTGGATAAAGAAGGCGCCTGCTGTTGCGGTAACGATGTAAATTGAAGCGCCGTAGAAGCAGGAAGTTTTCCTGCTGCTGCCTGTTCGCCTTGCACAGTTTTTAGTAGTGCTTGGTTTTGGGAAGGCGTGCCGACAAACGCGCCAAGACGCTTATCAAGACCTAAGTCGGTAAAACGCTTTGAGCGCGCGCGGAGTGAAGTGTCTTCGCCTAGCGCGCCAAGCGCATTGATGGTTGCATCGACTGATGGAAGGTATGGAGTAGCCATTGGTTCTCCTTCAATATCTAATATACACGCTCTACAATAAATTGGCGAATGGATATAGTGTTGCCCGCCAAGGCATTCGACCATTGAGCAGTTACTGCAAAGATTCTAGTCAGTGTGGTGTTGATAGTTGCCGTTGCGGTATTTGGGTCATCTTTTGACACATTGTTCATCGAAGCGGTCATATGCGATTCAATCGTTCCCGATGAGCCAAGAGATGCTATCGTACCGCACCAAATCAGATGCCATGGCGCATTGGTTACGGAAGCCGCTGTGGAAGTCATTGAATTAAGTTCAGTGGTTGCTGCATTGCCGATGCCGACGCGCACAGTTACAGTGTCCACCCCGTTTGCTGTTGAGTACACTCCAAAGGCAGTAATCTTGAAAGTCCCATTTGGTTTGAGTCCGAACTCATTCGAAGGAATAACTATGGTGGCGAGATTTGTTTCGGTGGCAGTGGTGTTTACAGTTGTCACAGTCGGACTTGCGATTAGTGTCTTTTGGAGCGTCACAGAACTGCGAGTTGAAAGACTGGGAAAGAAGCGTCGGTCATACACAGGCGTTTCATCAAACGACGCAAAAGGAACTTCTGGTTTTACAAAATCCTCGCGCTCCTTCAAAATTTTAATTTCGTCGTTGCTCATGCGGGTATCACTTCTGTGTTGTTAAGAATAAACCCATTGAAAACAGAAGCATTGTTTTCTCCGTAAGCAGCAATCCGAAAACCGATTCTCCACCCCTGTGCTTCTGCAGGAAATGACAGTTTTGTATAAGGATATTTTATTGTGCCAAGAGGACGATACTCACTCACACCGCGCGTATTCATTACTCGATACGAAACATGCCATGTTCCACTTTCCACATAGGCAAGAAACTCATTAAATTTTTTGTAAAGTTCGGGGCGTGTTAAGTCATAAAGAGGAGTTTCAATGTATGCAGAAACCGGTACCCCCGCATTGTCGGCTATTAAATCAGAGAATACATCACTGCCGCGTAAAGCCGTATTTGTGTCGTAATTTCGGTTCTCAAAAAGACGATACATCTGACCAGAGAATGCTCCAAAAAATGCGGCGTGTATATTCTGTGATTCTGCGTCGCTGTCGCGCCATCTGTTGAATGAAATAAGATGCCCTATGCTGGTAGAAAATCCAGTCCACACTTCCCAATGTTTTGTTTGCGTATCATACGCAAGGATTATGTTTTGAAGAGAGGTTAATTGACCCACATCTCCTTCTCGGAGATAGAGACAATACTTTTTCCCGATTCTTGCGGCAGAGAAGAGTGTTTCGACCCGCCGGTTGGTGTCAAAAGTCGGACGCGCGTTTTCCCAGAATTGGCGCACCGGCTCACCAATGTTTTTTGCCTCTACGCCGTTAGTTGCGAAAATCCCTTCGGGACAGAATGTGTAAATCAGCCCATCAATTTCCACAGGAACTTTGTTATTCCATGCCCCCACATGAGAAATACGTTGTTTCAGTTCCACTTCGTCGAAGGTAAAAGTTGAATTATATTTGAAAATAAGCAATCGGTCATTTAAGACGCGAAATCCCGTTACTGGTTCGCCACGCTGGTCTTCCACGGAGAAATAATCTGCCGCTGTCCATGAAGTGCCATCAGCGCGCGCAGAAAACGACACATTGTATGGCAATCCTGTTGTTGAAGCGCCGCTACCCGCGCCTGCTCCATAGAGGCGGTCTCTATAATTTGTCATAAACAACACTGCGGGAGGAGACCCTAAATCAGTCAATGTTTCTGCATCGTTGTTGTTGATATATTTTGTCGCATCAAGTGCATTGATGAAACAGATATTGTTCAGTGTTGAAAAAGTGACTCCTGCCGTTCCTGTTATGTTAGTTGCCGGTTGCGTAAGCGGAACCCATTGATGCACGGCAGCACTACCGGGAGATGAAGTGCTATGGGCAACTCTAATGCCAGAACATCCAGTAAAAGTTGTCCCACCACCACCCAACCCTGTATAGGTGATTAAATCGCCGTCTATTTCTATGGTGCCGCTTGCATCAAAACCGGTAGTGCTTGAAACAGTTATGGTTACATCAGTCGTTGCGACACTTGTTGTCAAACGAGTTGTTCTTAAAACTTCAATAGCAGCCGTATTTGCTCCAGCATTTGTTGCTCTAAGAAACGAAGTAGTACGCGTATTAGAAGCGGTTGATGAGCGAGTAAAAACATAAGACGCTATTATTGCGTCACTTCCCGTATCAGTGCCAAAAAGTTGTGAACCACGCCGGACGGTAACCCGTCCTTTTTTATCCAACTCAACATTCCGAGCTTCAAACAGCTCGTTCTTGTCAAGTTCAAGTGGGGATTTGTCCTTACGGACGCCACCACTGAAGTTAAAGATTGGATAGGCACCGATTTTCATTTTAAGAAGCGCTTACATTAGTAGGTGTATCATTTGGATTACGGAAACGAAGCGTGGGCGAGACGACCTCATACTCATCCTTTACTTCGTTAAAAGCACCGGTGATTTTTAGTTCATAGCGGTCTTTCAAGCGCTTGAGCGCGCGCTCATAACGCGCCTGCAAGCGGTCGTGCAATGTTTCCTTTTCAAGCGTAATTGCAAGGTCAGATGACACACCCAAGCAAAGCACAAGCGGTTCAGGAATCGCTGTCTCATCATTACGCGCTGAAAGGTCAGTCGGTTCTACCTGCGCTGTGTATACAATGTCTCGCTCGGTAACTGTTGCGTCGTCAGCGTGCGTAGATGCAGTTGTTCCTTCACGCGCTCGAACGCACCCAGTGAATGTAGTTGAAGTTGATGCTGTCGCATAAATAACCTCTGAATCAATAATGAAACGGAAGTAATCACCGCGTTTGAAGCTACTCGTCGAATCAACTGTTATCGTTGTCGATGCCGCTGTAAGCGCTCCATTAAGCGCCGTTGTTCCCGCTGCCGTTGAAGGACGCGGATATACTTTGAGTTGGTTATTCCACACCATTGCGTGTGACGGGTCAGCTGTAGAAGTATCCGTATCCCAGTGATATATGTCCCATCGCGCATGGTCAATAATAGCAAGCGGTTGTGTCTCAAAACGCACTGTATGGAGCGCCTTTATTACCGCAGTGTCTAGGTCATACGCGAACTGGTTTGCCACCGCAGAAAACGAGCGTTCTATCTCGTAGAAACTCCACAAACGTTCGTGTGCAATGTCGCGCTGCCAATCATTGATAGCATCGATAATTTCTTCATCAGACAACTTGAAAGTATCTGGCTCCTTGACGAAGGTACGAATTTTCTGAATGAGTTTTGTAAGAGAACGTGCCGTCTGTCCGGCATACGGCATTGCGTCCGAGTAAGGGGAGTTTGCGCCAGAAGCAGAATTATTCCACCGCGCAAATCCAAAGCCGGTGGTGTTTGTTGTGTCGTCGTAGCGCGTTTCTTTGTCATCTGGCTGGATTTCATTGGTCGCCAGAACGGTCTTTGCGCCAGTTTCAGTTGCGGCGCGAGAAAATTCTACGCGATTATAGTCAATGCGATATACCGGTTCATCTATGGAGTGGGCATAGCGAGCACCACCGCTTCCTGCGTTGTCAATCGTCAAAGAAGTGCCATCAGAAACCACTCCGTTGATTTGGAGAACTTCCGCATTTTTTGTGCCGATTTCACCAACGATAATCCAATCATTGTCAGCCCACGCATTCGTATCAACCGCTTGCACAGTTAGCGTTGTTGCAGCGGCAGACACTGCCGCGGTGAGATAGGTCTTTTCCCGGTTGTAGGTTAAGTCCTCATTACGAACAAGTAGAAGCATTGAAAATGTCCTTCGCTAGTTATTATGTCCTAATTCTCACAATTGGGTCAAATTGCCGTAAGCGCAATATCGGGATTTGGCTAGAGTGCGGAGCTGTTGTTGTGGAGCTGGTACTGGTAGAACTGCTCGTCGAAGTGCTCGTTGAGGTAGAAGTTGAGGTGGTGGAACTGCTGCTCGATGTCGAACTTGATGTGCTGGAACTGGAAGAAGTGCTTGATGATGTACTCGTCGAAGACGAAGTGCTCGTTGAGGTAGAAGTAGATGAGCTGGTGCTTGTGCTTGAACTTGTGCTTGACGAGGTGCTTGTGGAAGATGATGTTGAGGAAGTCGAGGACGATGTAGAAGTTGAAGAAGAGGTGGACGAACTCGTGCTCGTGCTGGAACTTGTGCTCGTGCTTGTGCTCGTAGAGCTTGAAGTAGTTGATTCGGTATTTGAAGTTGTGGTGCTTGACGATGTTGAAGACGAAGTTCCTGAAGTTGTGCTCGATGAAGTTGAGGTGGATGTTGAGGAAGAAGAACTCGTACTTGTTGAAGTAGAGGTGCTACTTGATGTTGAGGTGCTGGTTGAAGTTGAAGAAGAGGTGGACGAACTCGTGCTTGTTGAAGTTGAAGTAGATGTTGAAGTAGATGTTGAAGTAGAGGTGGAAGAGGTACTCTCAGGAGGAATTGATAATATATATGACCGAATATCATCTGATGAAGAAGCCGTGAAAGACAAAGTATCAGACCCTGCGGGGGAGACAACTCCATCAGAATCTATAACACCAGCACCACCACCATTGACAACTTGGGCATCACCTGAACCTGCTGTCCATGTTCGTTGTCTATCCCCTATTAGCCAGACAATCCAACAATTATCAGCAATAGTAGTCAATGATTTAGACAATTCCGTAAGACCATTTTGTTCTGAAGTATCATTGGCATCAGGCACTCCAGCAGTATTAACACCAGAATATGAAGCTCCTGCAACAACAAAATCAGCTAATGAATTAGACCTAGAAGCAATCAAATCATAAGTTCCAATATCAGGAGTAGTCAATTGGTAATGTTTGATGGATGCAAAATCTCCGCCACCAAAATCTATATAATTAGCATAAACTTCGGTCATTGCGTCTCCGTTCCAAGTGCAACCTGTAATGACATTCGCAGATGACGGCGCACGAGCATAAACAGTTGCAAAGACAATGACATTTGAGCCAGACACAGTAAAATTAGCCGTCACTGTAGATGATGACGAACTAGAACCTGAACCTGAACCTGCGCGTGTGATTGCCATTTATCGGATTCCTTCTTCATCCACAATGACCCCATTTTGTATATTTGAGAGACCTGTAGTGTAAACCCTTGCATCGCCGATTCTCCTAAGTAAATATCCCTGTCCTATCTGAGCGTATTGACCCTCTTCAATGTCTCCACTCACAGTGTCAAAACATGCACGAGCTTCCCCACGCACAAAGACACCACCCGGATTTGTCGGAACAGCCGGATTCTTTTTTGCGAGAGCTTCATAGTCACTCTTGCTTACTTCCGTGATTATTTCAGAGCCGTCAGGAATACGAAAATACAATACATATTTCGTCCCGACAACATTTACTTTAGTGAGAGATGACAAGAAAGTATCCTTCTTTTTTAGTATATCACTCCGGGGAAGGGTTCGGGAAGCATCGCCGGCTCTCCCTTATAAAAGGCATATCCTCGCGCCCATGGTTCATTCCGAAACGAATACTTCTTCAAATAAGAAAGATGATAGAACCGATGCGGTAATGTTTTCACAAGCGGGTGCTTTTTCCAGTAAAGCTTTCTTCCCTCTTTGTCAGTCGGCATGTCTTCCGGGTATGCCCCTTTATAACACAAATCTTTGTTGCGTAAAAATTTTGAAAATGACTTGTTCTTCCACGAGACATCATAATGTTCCGCATCTAAGAGCTGCCACGGAGTGACTGAATAAGCGAAATATTTGTCGCCATCTTTTTTGATTTCTTCAAGGCATTTTTTAAGCGTATCTGTTTCCCACCAATCATCATCATCTAAAAATAATATCCAGTCCTCTTTTGAGCGTTGCACTTGGATATTTCGCACTTCAGTTAAAAGAGCGGATCGCGCCGTTCCTTCCCACGAAAAGTAAATCTTTTTTGGGAACTCTTCCATTACTTTCAAAATTTCTTTGTAAGTATCATCTCTTGAAAAGAGAGAGAGAGCTATATCCATTCTGTCCACGAGGGGTGCAACTTGGCGCAGAACATCCCCGATATAGGGCATCCCGTTCTTGACGATTGTATTACTTGCGATAGTCATGTGTTTTTTGCAAGTCCAATGAGATGATTGCCAATAACTTTCATTTCAGCGTTACCAAACACTTTCAAAAGTAATTCATATAGCATTTTCTCATCATACATCCGCACATGCTCTTCTGTTTCTTCCGGAGACGAGCAGTTATTCGGCACAGCGGCAAAGAAGATACCGCCGGGATTGAGCTTACTCTTACACTTACGCACAAATTCCTCATCGCACCAAAGATGTTCCAAGAGATGATTCGCCACAATAAAATCAAAATTCTTCTCAAGTTTATCCACTTCATAAGCGTTCATGACAGCGCCGTCAATGCCATATTCTTTCTTCATTCGGTCAATCGCCACTTGCGAGATATCTATGCCAAAAAGTTCCGCGTCGGGTTTTATCTGCTTCACTCCAAAGAGAAGTCGTCCGTTACCACATGCTACATCCAACACAGAACGCGCCTTATACTCACCAACCTTCCACCACGCATATTGCATAGAATACTTTTCTACGCGGCGACTTGGGCGTGTCCACACGCTGTCCCAGTATTCTTTTGTATTTGCTCTGTCTGCCATTGCTTTTAAGTAAGTTATTTTGTCATCATGCCGCCAACGCCGCCATACTTCGTCCCAGTAGGCGGGGTTGTTACAATCAACCATTTTTTCTCCTCCAAATTTCCCATTTAGTACTCGACACCAAATCATGAGTTTGTAGCAGATAAGTTTCAAGACGGCGTTGGTTTGACGTTTTATGAAATTGAATCACAAACTGCTTCACACGCACGAACCAACCATGCTCGTACAAGTCTTCAAGAATGTCATACTCCGCACCTTCGCAGTTAATCTTCAAAACATCCACATCAAAACCCGGCATAAAATTACTCAACTTTGCGGTCTTCACTCTCAACAAACGGTCGCTCTTTGCCCATTCTTTGAAAAGAGAGCTGCTCGCGTCTTTAAGATACAGCACATCTTTTCCCTCATGACCAGATAGAGCTACCTCATAAAAACAACCGACCTTAATCCGTTCTTTTGCAATTTTAAGAGCTTCCGGATTCGGCTCAAAGAGCGTAAATACCGCTTCCGGTTTCTTCATCCAAACCTCAATAGAGAAATCACCTTTATACGCACCGCAATCAAACACTACCGGTTTCTCCGGCAATTCAAGTTTATCTACAAGATTAGAAAGCCTTTCTGTCATATTTTTTCTGCTATAACTAAAATGTTTGGGAGACGATGACGCGTCCTACTTTCACCGTAACGAATATAACTGTGCTTGCGCTTTATTAAAATAATACGAAATCCCAATTCAGGCAACAATTTGTCAAACTTTTCCCGATACCAACCATCGCGATGAAATGCCCAATCTGCCTCTTGGCTCCCATACGCATGCTGTACCAGATGTGCTTTATCCGCATAATACGTCTTGTCAAAGAAATGCTCGCATATACCCTCAAAGTCAGGCGTTTCCACCAGAATAGTGCCACCCAGCTTTAACCATGAATGCCAAAGTTTAAGCACTCTGATTCCTTCCTCACGGCTAAAATGTTCCAAGAGATGGTACGCAATAATTTCTTCAAGATTCTCAAAGTGAAGTGTGCGAAAATCAGCGATAATGTCCGCGCCGGAAGATGGTTCAATATCTATAGTGGTAAAGCCCGGATGCGGCATTTTACCGGAGCCGATTTCAATGCGCGTTGCAATTTTTGTAGAAGCAATCATTTTACTTGTTCAGTTATGTTCTTAAAAAAGAGATGGCTGCTGTCTTCTTTCTTAAAATAAGTGTTCCGCAATGCGCGATACGCAAATATGCCATGCTTGTCCACAAACTTTTTCTTTGATTTCTCTGATTCAATATTCCATCTCCTGTAATGCAAGCTACGCGTATTTCCAACCACATGAGCAACGGTAATCTTCTGTTGCGTGACCGATTCGATGCCATTCAAGTGAAAACGCCATGCAAGGTCTAGGTCGTCGCAACCCCATTCGAACTGCTCGTCGAGATGTCCTATGCGAAAAACCGATTCAAGTCGGAACAAAGCGCATGCACCTTGCATAAGTGGAACAACCCCATCAAGATTTTTTGTCAATTCATACGCCCTGTTAAGGAAAAGCGAATTACCAGATTCAATATATCCCGGAGATACGCACCAATGGTCTCTTAATCCGCGTTTCACTTCCGAGTACCAATTTGGCAAAAACAGAAGGTCGTCATTGAAAATACCGAAATATCCATAACATGATTGATTGCTTTTCATCCCTTTTTCTTTCAAGATGCTCTCAAGAATCGGTTTACTTGTTTGATTTCCAAGCATGTTGGTCTTGTATTCAATAATCTTCTTTCCGTCAGCGCGCACATACACATTACCCCGATATTGCACATGAAGCCGTATCTCATCCCACCCTTCGGTTTTTGAAATTGAACGGATAAAAGAATCCCAGATTCTTTGATTTGTCGTGATAACAACAATGTCAGTTGTAAACATAATGTCGTAAATGTTCGGGAATAGGAATTCCACAATGACCTTTTTTATGGAATCTGTAATCGTGGCGCCGACTTTTGCGCCGCCAATCCCCTAAATGAATAAAATAATTTTGTAATCGACGACACAACACCGGTTGGTTAGCCCGTGATGAAACTTTCTTTCCGCAATATGCCAACACCTCTCTTCCATACGGGTTTACCCATTGGATATCGTGGGTGTTGCGAAAAAGTCGCGCAACTTGCAAATCAGTATGCAGAGCAGGGTCAAGAATTTTGTCATCTTCTATATGTAAAAACGGAATCGAATACACAGAAACCGCACCGTCCACTGAAACAATTTCTTCCATCGTTTCTTTGGGAAAAATCTCATCATCGTCAATTTTCAAAATCCAGTCAGTAAAAGTGTTGCGACGCATAT